GCGCGAGCCTGACTACAACCTGTACGCCGCGGTTGAGGAGAAGCGGGCGCAGATCACCGACGAGTTCGCCGAGGCCGTCGAGGCCGCGCTCCAGCAGGCATTCCCGGAATAGAGGAGGCCCCTATGGCAACGGATCAGATGGAGGTATCGATCGATACCTCCCAGCGCATCCGACTCAAGAACCGTGACCTGATCGACTTCCAGCGCGTCACGGGCAAGCGCTTCGTGAGCGCGATGAAGGAACTCGAGGCGGCCGGCGACGATCCGGACTGGGAGGTCCTGACGGCGCTCTTGTGGATCCTCGGCCGGCGCGACAACCCGGCCTTCACCTTCGAGCAGGCGCTGGATGCCGACCTCGACCAGCAGCAGTTGCTGTCACTGGCGAACCTGATCGCTGACCCTACGGTACCGGCGTCCACCGAAGCGAGCTAGAGACCGAGGAGATGCCGTGGTTCTGCCACGTCTACTCCTGGTGTACGCCGGACGTGTTCCGTGACCTCGACCATATCGACTACTTGCGACTGAAGCCCCTCGTGGACGTCGTGCGCAAAGACGCGCAGAAGGCAGCGAAGGCAGCGAAGCGTGGCTGAACGAAGCGTCACCATCAAGATTCTGGGCGATGCCTCGAAGGCCCGCCAGGCGTTCGACGACGCCGGCAAGAGCGCCGGCACGTTCGAGGGCAAGGTCGAAGGGCTCGGCGGCAAATTCTCGGCGTTCGGCGGCGCGTTGGCCGGTGCGCTGACCGGCACCGTCGCCACGCAGGCGATCGGCTTTCTGAAGGACGGCGCGCAGGGAGCGGCTGAGGATGCCGCCGCGATGGGCCGGCTCGAGCAGGCGGTCAACAACACCGGCGCCTCCTACAGCGACTACTCGGGGCAGATCGACTCGACGATCAAGAGCTCGCAGGCGCTCGGGTTCACCGACGGCGAGACAGCGGATGCCTTGTCGCTTCTGACCAGCCTGACCGGGGACGCCGGCGAGGCGCAGCAGCGATTGGCGACCGCACAGGATCTCGCGCGCGGCACGGGCATGGACCTGCAGACGGCGGCCAAGCTGCTCGGCCGCGTGACCGATGAGAACACGTCCGTCCTGTCGCGCTACGGGATTCAGGTCGAGAAGGGGGCTACTGCTCAGGACCTGCTCAACACGGTGGATGCGAAGTTCGGCGGCCAGGCCGCGAAGTACGCCTCGAGTGATGCCGGGAAGTGGGAGATCCTCACGCAGCAGCTCGGCGAGGTGCAGGAGTCGATCGGCTCCGCCCTCATTCCGGTCCTGTCGGCCCTCGCGACCGTTATGCTCACGACGATCATCCCCGCGATTACCAGCGCGATCGAATTCGTCGGCAAGCTGCGCGACGCCTTCGGCGAGGGCGGGCTCGGCGGCGCGCTGGCACTGCTGGGCCAGACGCTCGGCCCGATCGCCGCGCAGCTGCTGGCGTGGATCGGCGCGCAGGCGCCGTTGATTGCCGCGCAGCTGCTCAGCTGGGGCCAGGCCTTCCTCGAGTGGGTCGCACCGCAGATCCCGCCGCTCCTGGCCAAGCTGGGAGAGCTGCTGGCGCAGCTCGGTGTCTGGATCGTCGGCACCGGCTTACCCATGCTTCTGCAACACCTCATGGAGTGGGGCAAGGCGTTTGTGGAGTGGGTCGCACCGCAGATCCCGCCATTGCTCCTGAAGCTTGGCGAACTCCTCGTGCAGCTCGGCGCGTGGATCGTCGGGACCGCCCTGCCCGAGCTGCTGGCCAAGACGCTCGAATGGGGTAAGGCGTTCATCGAATGGATCGGCCCACAAATCCCGCCGATGCTGGCGAAGCTCGGCGAGTTGCTGGCTGCCGTCGTCGGATGGTTGATCGGCGAGGCGAAGGAGGCGATCCGCGGCGCGGCGGAAGCAGCCTGGAACGCGGTGAAGGACGCGATTGAGAACGTCACCGAGGCAATCAAGGGCGCTGTCGAGAGCGCCTGGAACGCGATCAAGGGCGTCACCGAGACCGTCTGGAGCGCGATCCAGGGCGTTGCCGAAACCATCTGGGGCGCCATTCAGGGCATCGTCGAGACGGCTATTGGCGCGGTCCAGACGACCGTCGAGACCGTGATGGGGACGATCCAGGGAGTCTGGGAGACCGTCTGGGGGACGATCAAGACCGTCGGGGAGACGATCTGGGGCGAGATCAAGGGGATCGTGGAGACATCGATCGGCGCGGTGCAGACGACGATCGAGACGGTCATGAACACGATCAAGGGCATCTGGGAGACACTCTGGGGTGCGATCCAGACGGCAGTCGATACCGCCTGGAACGCCGGACTGGGGATCATCGGGATCGTCGCGACCGGCATCGGCGCCGTGAAATCCACGATCGAGGGCGCCTGGGAGGGGATCACCGGCGCCTGGCAACGGATCTGGGACACGATCACGGGCGCCGTCGAAACGGCGAAGGGCGTCATCACCGGGATCCTCGACGAGATCATCGACGCGGCGAACGGCGTGATCGACAAGATCAACGGGTTCATCGGCGGCGTGAACAGCGCGCTCGAGTTCAGCTTCGGCGTTGGACCGTTCGATATGCCGGGGCCGATCCCGGATATCCCCGGCATGACGCTCAACGTCGATGCGCCCGATATCCCGTCGATCCCGCGCCTGGCAGCGGGCGGCATCGTCACCGATCCGACGCTCGCGCTGGTCGGCGAGTCGGGGCCGGAGGCCGTGATCCCGCTGAAGCGGCTCGGCAGTGCGGGCAGGGGCGACGTCAACGTCAACTACTACGGACCGGTGACGATCCAGGCGGAGGACCGCCGGCAGGCCGAACGCGCCAGCCAGGACATCGGCTGGGCGGTCAGCGCCGCGCTCCGGTCGCGAGGTGTCGCGTGAGCGGCGGTGGTATCCGGCACATCGTCCGCTTCGAGAGCCTCGACGGCGTGACGGTCGTGACCCTGCCGATGGACCGGGCCGAGGTCGAGAGCGCCCAGGAGCTCAGGACGGCGATGGTCGCGGGAGTGGGCATGGACTACGCCGTCGACCTGCATGGCTCCCTGCCGGCGCCACTGGGTGTGGGGGAGGAGCGCTTGCGCGCGGTGCTCTACCAGGGCGCGATCCCGACGATCGACACCGAGGTCGATGCCCTCCGCCAGGCCCTCCACAGCATCGGCCGGGGGCGGCTCTGGAGCGAGGGCGCCGACGGAAGCGAACGCTGGGCCTGGGCGAGGGCGACGCGGATGCCCGACCTGACGGTGTCGTACGAGTCCGTGTTCACGGCGCCGATCCTCATCGAGTTCACCCGGCTCTCCGATTGGTTCAGCGCCACCAAAACGACCATCCAGCAGACGATCCTCGCCAGCCCGACGACAGTAAACGTCACGAACGACGGCACCACGCCAGCGCGGGCGATCACGTTCCTGCTGGCGGCGAAGGCGGCGGGCGGATTCTCGTCGCCGGCGATTGCTAACGCGCTGACGAGCGAGTCGTGGACGAGCACCCGGGTCGCGGCGGACGGCTCAGCGCAGCTCCGCGTCGACACCGGCCGGCTGAGTGTCGAGTACAGCACCGACGCTGGCAACACGTGGGCGGACGACTACGCCAACTTCAGCACCGGGGCGGTGCAGATCGGGTTCCTGCGGCTCCTGCCGGGGTCGCAGTCGCTGACCGTCACCGGCGTGACCAACGCCGACCTGACGGTCGAGTTCTACGAGCCATACAGGTGATGAGGAGGTGATGCGTGGCGACGGACACGGGCAGCGGGCATAGCAAGGTCGTGATGGCTCTCAGGAAATGGGAGAACGGCCGCACGCCGGAGGACGGCGAGCCGGACGAGGTCGTGACGAGCGAGGAGTGGATCGGGCCGGACGGCGAGGCCGTCACCGACCCGGCCGTCATCGCGGAACTGGAGGCGCGGCTGGCCGCGCGAGAGCAGGACGAGGAGAACGGATAGATGGCATTCCCGACACTGACCGGCTCGCTGCTGGCCGACGCGATCATCGGCGGCAGTGGCTACACGAAGTTCAACAACGCCAACGCCTACATCGGCGTCGGCAACGGTACGACGGCGTTCTCGGCGGCACAGACCGACCTGCAGGGCGCATCGAAGACCCGCAAGGGGATGGACGCCAGCTACCCGCAGCGCACCGACAACACGGTGACGTGGAGCGCCACCTATGCGACCGGCGACGCCAACTACGCCTGGGAGGAATGGGGCCTGTTCAACGCAGCCGCGGGCGGCCAGATGCTGAATCGGAAGGTCGAGAACCTCGGCACGAAGACGAGCAGCGCGACGTGGCAGCTTGCCGTGTCCGTGGCGTTCAACGTCTAGGGCAGGGTTGAGGTAGATCGTGGCGTCGATCAGCGTCTCAATTGCCACCGGGGCGGACGACGGTCGCTGGCGCGAGACGGGATTCTCCAACTCCGACGATGACACATTCATTGGCGGCACCGCCGATAACAATGGGTTCTTCCGATTCACCGGGCTAGGGGCGCTGGCTGGCGCGACGATCACGTCGGCGACGTTGACGTTCGTCGCGGCAGCGTCGGATAGCGGCACTGCCGATTTCGTGATCAAGGCGCGCGCCGCTAACAACCCGCCGGCACCGACGACGATCTCCGAGGCCAGCTCGCCGGCACGGCACGCAACAACCGTATCCTGGTCGAGCGTGGCCGCATGGACTGCGGGAACAGCCTACGATTCGCCGGATATAACGACGCTCATACAGGCGCTTGTTGACGACGGCTACCTCGCGTCTGGCGTCATCCTGTTCTACGTCGAGCCAGCGTCCAGCGGTACCGGGCAGCGGGACGCCGCCTCATACGATCATGCCACCTACAACCCTCCCGCCCTCCACGTCGAGTACACGACGACCGTCAACAAGACCGCCTCCGACGCTGATACTGTCAGCGCAGGCGAGACGGCGACCGTCACCGAGCTGGCCCGCTCGCACAACCGCACCGACGCGGAGTCCACCGTCAGCGCGTCCGAGTCGGCGTCGATCGGCGCAGCGCTGGCGTCGGCCGGCGACAGCGGCACGGTCACGGCGTCCGAGCAGGCGACCGTCGCGATCGTCGAGGGCAAGTCCGCGTCGGACAGCGGCACGATCACGGCGGCCGAGTCGAGCCAGCTGAACGTCGTCAAGCCGGCGTCCGACGCACATACCGTCAGCGCCGGCGAATCGCTCGCCGGCATGAGTGCGGCGGTCGCGGCGTCCGATGCGCCGACGGTGACGGCTGGCGAGTCGCTCACGCTCGCGGCGGCGGTCGGCGCGGTCGACGCCGGGCTGGTGGATGCCGGCGAGACGCCCGTCATCATGGCCAGCCTGACCAGCGCCGGCGACAGCGGCACGGCCACGGCAGCCGAGACCGGCCGGGTCGCTGCCGACGTCGCCGCGACGGACAGCGGGGCGGTGACGGCGACCGAGTCGTCGATCCGCACGATCATCCCGATCGTCACCGAGCCGCGCATCGCGCTCGATGTCTACCGGCTCGGCGGTCCGCGCGTCGGCAGTGGCCCGATCGCGGCGGTGCTGGCGGCGCGCTACAGCGGGCGGGCGGACGAGATCGGGTCGTGGTCGGCGACGGTGCCAGCGACGGTCGAGAACGCGGACGAGCTGGTCCGTGGCCGCGAGGTCAGGCTCAGGCGCGAGGGCGAGGGCGTCGTCTTCCGCGGCGTGATCGACCGTGCCGAGGTGACGGTCGGCGACCGCGACGAGCGGCTGCTGGAGATCGGCGGGCAGTCGATCGCGGCCGAGCTGCTGTGGGCTAACACGCTGCTGGGCCGGATGTTCTCCGGCGCGACGGTGGCGAGCGCGGCGACGACGCTGCTCAGTGGCACCGGCTGGAGCCTCGGGACGGTCGACTCAGGCCCGCTCGTGTCGAGCCGCTTCGACGGCGCCTCGATCTGGGCCGCGCTCCGCGAGATCACCGAGACGTTCGGCTGGCACCTGATCGAGGACAACCTGACACGGAGCGTCGATCTCCTCGAGGTCGGCGCGCCCAGCGGGCTGGTGCTGCGCCAGGTCGAGGTTCCTGACCCGGACCTTGCCGTCGTGCCGCTCACGAGCCTCGCGATCCGCGATGAGCAAACCGAGCTCTGGAACCGGATCATCCCGCTCGGCGCCGGGGAGGGCGTCAACGTGCTGACGCTCCAGCGCTCGACCCGCGCGGCGCCGTACTCGATCCAGCAGGCCACTGGCCCGGACGGACTGTCCTACTGGTTCCTGGAGGACGCGGCCAGCGTTGTGGCGAACGGCGCCCGGACGCGCGTGCTGAAGTTCGATGACGTCGCGCCGCTCAGTAACTCTGCCGCCGAGGTCGAGGCCGCGGCGAACGCGCTCTACGACGTGGCCAGCGCATGGCTGGGCTACCACGCCAACCCGGTCGAGTTCTATGAGGCCGGTATCGCCGGGCTGCACCACATCGACCCGAACACCAGCCAGCGCACGTTCCGCGTCGGGCAGACGGCGCGGCTCCAGTGGCGCGGGGTGGTTGAGGACGAGGCCGGGACGCGGCTGTGGCGCTCGGTAGACGCCGACGTCTACCTGATGGGCTACGAGCGCGAGTTTCGCAGCGATGGCTCCGACGTCTGGCGGCTGGAGCTGGCAACGGCGGATCGTCACGCGGAGGGCGCCGGCGATCGGATCGTCCAGGCGATCGAGGACCTGTGGGCGATCCGGTCAGCCATGAAACCCTACACGTACCGCGAGATCCACGGGCCGTTCGTCGAGTCGATCGACGGCTCGCACACGGCGTCGTTCCCGGTCGATTTCGACGACAACGTCACCTACCTGCACCAGGCGATGCTCCAGCTGCGCAAGCGGCGGGTGAAGTCGAACGTCACCGCGGCCGCGGCTGGCGGCGGGCAAACCAGCAGTGCGACAGCGACGGCCGCGAACGCCGGCGGCGGGCAGACGTCCGGCGGCGGCACCGCGCACAGCCACAGTGTATCGGGCCAGACGGCGCAGGGGTCCGGACTGCACTTCCACGTCATCGCGCAGGCGAACCCGACCGACCCGTGGTCGACGCCAGCCTATATGCAGCAGATGATCTGGAATACCAGCCCGACCGGCTCGCCGAGCTACGGGGTCTATGTCGGCCGCAACGGCACGTCTCCAACCATCACGTCACTGGTGACGCAACAGACACAAGACCACACGCACAGCATCTCAGCGGTCACCAGCCAGGCGGAGTCAAGCCACACTCACGGCGTCAGCCCGCACACGCACACGATCAACGCGCACAGCCACCAGATCAGCGATCACACCCACGCCCTGACCTACGGGATCTATCAGGGGCCGACGGCGAGCACACCGCAGCTGACGGTCGAGATCAACGGCGATGACGTGACGGCCGCGCTCGGTGGGCCGTGGAATAACGACGCGCTGCTGGACATCACCCCGTACCTGGTGGACCTGACGGGCCAGCCGCTCAGGCAGACGAACAGTATCGAGATCGGCGGTTCGCAACTCTGCGACGTCGAGGTGACCGTGAAGAGCCTGGTGACGGCGATGTCGCTGGTGCCGGTGTAGAGGAGGACTCGAATGCTGTACGCATGGGTGCATCCGGAGATGGTCGCGACGCCAGGCGGCGTGCTGGTCAAGGTGGACTGGTACGAGGTGGACCCGGACGAGGATCGGTCCGCGCAGCCGTGGCTGCTCGACCAGCTCATGCTGCCGGTGCCGGACGTCGCGAGCGTCAACGACGTGATGCTCGATACGGCACTCAACGCCCGCCGCATCGAACGCGAAGCCGAGCACGAGTCAGTCCGTCGGTCGTCGGGGGCGATGCAGCCGGGCGTCGCCGCGATGCTCGGGCACGGCCGCGCGTTCCGCTCAGGGCGGAGCTATCGGCCCTCCGAGTCGCGGCGATCGCAGCCGCCTGCACCTCCGGTGCGGCCAAAGGGAGCCGAGGTGACCCGTGGATGACGCACCGTACGTCCTGACCATCTGGCTGGTCGGCATCCCGACACCGATCACGCTGGCGTGCGAATCGTTCGAGATCAGCGAGCCAGGCGCCGACGAGCATGGTCATCCGACGCCGCTCCGACTGGACTACGAGCCGGTGGCTGGATGGAATCGGACGCTCGGCTACCTGTCGTTCAACGCCGTTGCCGCGATCGAGGTCGAGCGGCAGGGAGACGAGGTCGGCGGACGGTCGGCGGACGGTCGGCGGGCGGCTGAGGTGACCGGAGATGTGGATGCGAGCGGTCGATGACAGTTGGCGAGATGTGGGACCTCATCGGCGCGGGTGGCGCGACGGCGACGCTGCTGATCGTCGTCGTGCTTCTGCTACGCGAGGACCTCGTGACCGGACGTGCCTACCGGCGGGAGATCGACCGTTCGGAGAAGCTCAACGCGCAGGCCGGCGAGACGGTAACGCTGACGCGGCGGCTCCTGGACGTCATCGACCAGTACACGGAGCAGCGTCGGGATGGGGGCGGCCGGTGACACGGCTATGGCGCTGGCTGACGCGCCTGCCGTCCCGGATGACCGGCGCCGACCGGCAGCGCCAGCGTCGGCCGATGAGCGCGATGGACGTCTACATCGAGCAGCGCGACGCGCAGATCGACGACCTGGCGCGGCGGGTCGCCATGTACGAGGAGAAGGCGCGGGTCAACGCCGACCTGCGCCGGCGAGAGGAGGGCGGCCCGTGGACTGGCAGTACCACACGATAGCCCTGTCCGAGGTCGCCTGGACGCTCCTGTGCCTGTGGGGCGTCGCCCGCCACGTCGTGCTGTGGCGGCGCATCGACCACGACGTCGACCTGTTGGAGTCGGGCGCCCTGCCGGTCTCGCCCGGCGCGCTGGCGCTGTTCAGGAACGACCGCGCGACCGAGGTCGACTGGATCGTCATGAAGTCCGTGCTGGCCGGCGCGGGCATCGTGCAGATGCTGGCCGTCAACCGCGACCGGCCAGGGTCGGCGTGGCTGACCGTCGGGCTTCTCTTCGCGGCGGTGCTGTGGATCCGCTACCGCGCGGAGCTGCGCGGCCGCGCCCGGGCGCGCGAGCTGGCCGCCATGCGGGGGCGCGGTGCGTCATGAGTGACACCGTGCTGCTGGTCATCGCGCTCGTCTGCTGCGTCGCCATTATCGCCCGCGCCGGAGACGCGCGGGTACTCGCCCTCGTCGCCGGCCTGTGCCTGCTGGCCGTGCTGCTGGATGGAGCACCGGGATGACCGTCACCGCCAACGACCCGTTCCTCGTCACGCAGCCGCGTATCAGCCGCGCCGGGTTCGCCCGCGTGCTGCGAGAACACGCCGCGCCGGGCGTCGTGGCCGAACGCGACCCCGGCGCCTACTACGACGCCATCCTGGCGACCCACACGGCCGACGGCCGGTTCGTCGACCCGCTGTTCATCCTCGCCATGTCATCGGCGTCGCGTCTTGCCGGTGTTGTGGAGCGCCGTATGGCTCTTGCGATCCATTATCACCAGATTCTCAGGTCGATTGTCGCTCGGGTTCTCATTCACGTGATGTACGACTTCGTGAGGTTCGAGCATGCGACCGAGCGATTGCTCGGCAACAAGCCGATGCTCCGCGACGAAGCCGCGAACGTTGGCCGCAGGGTGCTCAGGCCGCAGCAGGTAAACGTAACCACGGGACACGTAACGGCCGACCGCACGCTCGGTGCGCCTCTGGGCGTTGTACTTCCCCAGGCACGCATACGAGCAGTTGTGTGCCGTGCTAGCTCGATACGGCTTGACCGTGAAGGGCTTACCGCAGGTTACGCAGGTGAGGGTGATACGATTCCCGCGCATGGGAGTCCGAACCTCTCATGTCGTGCCGGGGATGCTCACAACATCGCCCGGCTTCTTCGTGCGCGTTTTCCGCGTCCACAAGCCAATTCTACCAGAATGGCGGTGCTGCTGTGATAACCGCAGACGCGCCCTTCCTCGTGCCACCTGGCCAGTCGCGTATCTCGCGGGAGAAGTTCATCGCGTTGCTTCGCGAGATGGCTAACCCCGGACTGATCACCGAGCGCGATCCCGGCCAGTATTACGACGCGAACGAGGCCATCACGACAACGGATGGCCGACACGTTGACCACCTTTTCTTGCTCGGGATGTTTTCTCACGAGTCGAACATGGGGAAGAAGGGCGTGGCGCGGACGACGAAATCGTGGGGCAACACGCGCACGCCGAACTTCGGCGCCGTGCCGGTCGGCGCCGAGCCGGGGGCGTCGGGCTCGTTCCCGATCTGGCGCGACTGGATGGACGGGATGAAGTCGACCGCGTGGCGGCTCGTCACCGACCAGTACGTCTACAACGGCACGAGCAAGAACCCGAAGACTGGCCAGATATTCGGACCGCGAACGACGATTCGCGAGGTCTTCGATCACCCAAGCACGCTCGTCTGGGCGCCGGCTGGCGATATGAACGACCCGGCGGGCTACCTGCGGGCGATGCTGGATTTCATGAACCGCTACACGGATCAGGAGGGCGGTATGCCCGGACCACAGGATGCGCCGGCGCCGGTCCACATCCTCGTCTCGGCGGGGCATTGGGACTCGACCGGCGACGAGTGGGGCGGCGTCGAGCGGGCCAGGACGCGGCCGCTGGCGATCGCCGTCGCCGACGAGGCCGAGCGGCGCGGGTTCCGCGTCACGCGGCAGGTCGACCCCTTCGACGGCACGTACCGCGACGTGGCGCGCTGGGCCGCGCAGGTCGCCGCACAGCAGGACATCCGCTGCCTGCTGCAGGTCCATTTCGAGGGCACGGCGCCGAGCGTCCGGGGCGCGTTCGGCATCTACCCGGCCAACGCGGCGCGATTCGACACCGACCACGACGCGCGCCGGCTGGGGCAGGACATCGTGCAGCGCCTGAACGAGGCGACCGGGATGCCGGTGCGCGGCGACGGCTCGATGGCCGAAGGCTCGACCGCCGCCGGCACGCTGGCGTGGTTCAGCCTGACGGTGAACGTCAAGGCGACCGCCGAGCGGTTGATCGTCGAGTATGGCGCAGCCAACACGAACGCTCAGGACCGGGCGATCGTCGATACGCCGGGCTTCTACCAGCAGGCCGCACGCGCCACGGTGGACGCGCTGGAGGCGTTCTATGGCGTGCAGCCGCGGCCGCCGGCGGATGATGCGGTGCGGATGTTCCCGGAGACGGGCCACGGGATCGGCGGCGGGTTCCGCTGGTTCTGGGAGCACAACGGCGGGCTGCCGATCTTCGGCTACCCGCTGACCGACGAGCTCGTCGAGGACGGCCGCACCGTCCAGTACTTCGAGCGCGCCGTCTTCGAGTACTGGCCGGAGAACCCGCCGGAGTGGCACGTGCTGCTCCGGCGGCTGGGCGCCGAGGCGCTGGCGCGACGGGAGGACGACGCGGCATGAGCGGGCAGATCCGCCTGCGGCCGGAGGGCGAGCCGCTCCCCGCGCCGCTCTTCGGCCTGCCGGACGACCAGTGGGAGCGCGTCTACGCGCTGGCTCGCCGGCGGGAGCGTGAGGGCGCGCTCGTCGAATTCCCCGGCTACCGGACGTGCGCCGAGGCGAGCGAGGGCGAGACACCGCCACGGATCCGCTTCGTCCGCTGGCTCTACGACGAGGGGCTGATCGGCCCCGGCTAACTACCCCGACACACAACAACAGAACAGGACAGGACCATGCTCTCGCTGGTGCTTTCGCTGGCGCTGCTCTTCTCTGCCGCGCCGATGGATTGGCATGCGCCGAAACCGCTCGGCCTGGACGTCGTCGGGATCGACCAGCGCGCGCACGAGGCGGTCTGTACCGCCGGCGCGCCCGTCGCGAAGGTGAGGATGGAACGCTGGATCTTCGGTACGACGGCGGACCAGGTCGCCGCGCTGGTCGCGGACTGCAACCTCACGACCGTCGTCATCCACGCCGGACTGACCGGCTACGACTGGCGCGCGATGCGCGACGAATGGCACGCCGGCGGCTGGGGAGATCTCGTCAACAGCCACCCGGACGTCGCCTGGTACGTGGAGATCGGGAACGAGCCGGAGTTCACGGACCTGTCGCCATGGGCCGCGCGTGAGGCGCTCCTGGAGACGTACAAGATGCTGGCGCTCGGGGCAGGGGGTGACGGCGCCTGGCGCGACGTTTACCCGGGGCTGCGCTGGATGGCGTCCGTCCCGCTGACGCCGGCCTATTACAACGCCTTCATGCACTACCAGCCGAACAACGACCGCGGCTGGATCGCCTACGGGACCGTGCCGGACTACTACGACGCGATCGGCCTGCACGTCTACGGTCACTACCACGTCACTGATGAATACCTCTGGGTCATTTACAACGACGCGATCCGGCGCCCGAACGTGCGCAGCTGCGCGATTACGGAAGCCGGGATCAACGGGATCCCGCCGGCGGACGGCATGCGCGAGGTGGCCGGCATGGCGCGCTGGACACCATGCTTCGCCGTCTTCGCCTTCGCGTACTTCCCCGGCGCGTGCGACTGGGGCGGGCCGGCAGCGGCGAATTACCACCTGTGCGACCGAAGCAGCTGGGACGCGATGCGCGCCTACAACGCGGCGAACGGGATCGTCCGATGACGTTCTGGACGGTGCTGTGGGTCTTGTGGCTGGCCCTGTTCCTGGCGATCGAGATCCCGGCGTGGCGCAATACCGAACGCGGCGACACGCTCTCCGAGCACGTCTGGCGTTGGCTCGGGCGTGGCCGGCCGATGACGCGGAGCGTGCGCTGGCGCCGGATCCTGTTCCTCACCTTTGCCGCCTGGCTGCTGGTTCACTTCTTCACGGGTTGGGTTTGAGGAGCTTGTGCCTACGGCGGAAGTAGCAGTTAACACAGAGTCCATGGCCGTAGTGCCGGCGCTTGGTTGTGCCGCACTCAACACACCGCTCGTGTTTCAACGACCATCTTCCAGATGGTTTTCGGATGAAGGGCCACTCGCCGCGGCCGTTGTGATGGGCAGAGTGCTCATCTGGAGCCATCAACTGCAGATTCTCGATCCGATTATCTGCGGTGTCGCCATTGATGTGGTGAACGACCTCATCGTTGGACAACGGCCGGCCAACGTGCTCCGACATCACAAGGCGATGCTCAAGGATATACCCGTCCGCACGAGCATTCGGATGGCCCGGACGTCGCACGAGGCGGTACCCGCCGGGCAACTCAACATGATCCCGTCGCTTACAGGCCATCGAGCAATGAAACGCTGCCCCCTGCGCTACTCGCGATGGATGAGCGAGAAACGTCTTCCCGCATCCGCGACATACGCGTTCGACCCGGTTGTACCGCGCCGCGCCCATACAGGCGCGAGAGCAGTACTTTCCTTGGCCTCGGGCGATGCTCCTTGGCGGCACAGAGAAGGACGAACCACAGTGAAGACAGGTACACTGGATGGGCATCGGTCGCTCCTAACGGCTGGTGCCATGCCTCGGGCTGTGACAGCAGCGCCGGGGCTTTATCACGCGTATTTTCCGCGTCCACAAGCCAATTCTACCACGTATAACCTGACGACAGGATGGGTGTGATGGACAACCTCGACTCGATCACCATCGCGGCCGGCGTTTTTGGCAGCGTCAGTCTCGGCACCCTCGTTACGCTGCTCATGCAGCAGGTGAAGGCGTTCATGCCGACACTGGCGGGCCGCGCCGCTGAGGTGGCCGTGATGGCCGTCTCCGGTCTCGCGGTGGCCGTGGCGCTCGTTGCCATCCGCGCCGATCCACGCGCGCTCGACACATACCTCGCGCTGTTCATCGGCACGCTCGGCACGACCGTCATCGCGCGCGGCGTCTATAGCCAGCTGTACCACCAGAGCGTGCCGAATCTGCCACCGGAAACCGGCGAGCGCATCGTGGCCGTCGAGACGGCGCCGGAGGACGAGCCGCCTGTCCCGCTGCGTTGACGGCGGCAGAACGCCCGTTCTATACTCTCCGGGCACCGCGTCCTCGCAGGTCGCGGGCTGACCGGCCGGCAGAGTGTCACACGACACCGACGCCGGCCGGTCTGTTCGTCACTCCGGGGCGAGCACCAGAAACGGCACCCGCATCACCACCTCGCCATTCACCAGAGACTCAAACCAATGCATGCCGAACTGTGGGTCCGGGCCGATGGCCCACTTCGAGCCCACGGAGCTCGCCTGATGGTCTGCCTCGAAGGTCACGGCCATGCCCGTTATCAGCTGGGTGCTGCCATCCGGATAAGTGACCCGTAGTTCCAGCGCGTGGCGGCCGCGTGCCGCTCCTGCCATCCATCGCGCCTCGACCCGCAACACTGCGAAGTCGTGATCTCCCCGGTATGCCACGGAGTTCAGCACGACGAAGTAGTTGTGGTGGCCACGCTCGTCGTGCTGAAACTCCCCGCAGATGATGATCGAGGTTGGATATGGTCCGCCGGCGTCCATCGGTGCTCCTTTCGTCACAGGCTGAGTTTCAGATGATCCAGCGCCGAGTGCTCGCGCGCGGCGCGGACAATGTCCGACTCGACCAGCTTCACGTAGCGACGCGTCATCTCGAGCGACGTATGCCCGAGCATCAGCTGCAGCTCGAACTCGCGCATGCCCGCCCGGATCGCGGTCACCGCGGCCGTGTGGCGGAATCGGTGCGGGTTACATGGCTCGACGCCGGCGACGTGGTGTGATGTCACGCTTCCAGCTTGCTTGATGGGGATGCGTGACCCGGGCCTGGCCGCATTTAGCGATGTGTCGTGTTGGGGCTGTCGTCTGGTCGATAGATGACGCCATCGTGGAGCAGATATTTGGGATCGGGACGGCCAGATGCTCCGAGACGGCCATCTGGGAGGACGTATTGATGAACGACGGCCACAAGAACGCGTTCGGAGCCGGACTCATCGACGTAGTAGAGCGTCTCTGACCGCGTACCGACGGGGTGTCCGCCGGGTGGCGGGTTACAGAGTTGACTCCTCTTCACAACCATGCGAAACTCGCCATCACGCGCGCGCTCCCAGTAGCGCCACTCGTTGAAGAGCCACCGGATGTGCTGCGCGGGAACATGGCAGGAAGGACGGCCGCCGATGGTCATTCTGGTTGAAACCCCCCTTCGCACCCTCGTCGAACGTTACCTGAGTGACGGGATGACCTTCCTCGAGTTCGAAGAGCAGTTCGTCCCGTCCGCTTGGGATGTTGTCGTGCGTGAGGGCACAACGCTCGCGGATATGGCGGATGCGGTCCTCTGCTTGCTCGTCGATTACCGGGACGCCCGCATCACCGAAGACGCGTTCAAGGCCGGTCTGTGGCAGGTGATCGGGATCGACGACGCGGGTGCCGCCTTGTCGACGACGACGCTCCCCGGATCGTCGTCCACCTCAGCGAACGTCACCTTCCCGACTACGGTGCATAGCGCTGATACACGATCCTGAGCGGCACTCGCGTAACGAACTGCCCACTGAGCCGAATGATGAACCAGTAAAGACCTTGGTCGGGGAACTCCATGTCTGGCAGGTTCACCGTGAAGAACGCTCCACGCTCCTCACCCTCAAAGTGAACCGGGAGGGTGAAGGGCAGCGTCTCCGTGATACCTGACGGTCGCTCGAGCGCTACCCGGATCTCGTTGTTTCCCCGCGCGCTGCCAGCCCGAAATCCGAGAGCAAGGACGAGCGAGTACTTGAACGCCGGCATTTCGGGCGGCGCCGCGGGGCCGTGCTCCGCATGTGTCAAGCGATCGATGATGCGGATAAACGAGTGCGCCCCATCCTTCTCGATGAGTACCTGCTGGCAGAGAAAAGCGAAACTGAGGTACGGGTCCGCCGGTGTCCGAAGCGCCTGACTGCTACGACCTGTCATGTCCTCTCCTCGGTATGCCTGCGTCGCCCGGCGATCGTTACTCGCCCCAGATCGGGAAGAGCCGCGCGAACTCGTCCGCCTGGCGCTCGAAGCGGGCGACCGTGATCCAGCCCCAGCTCGGCCGCGAACGCGCGACAGGCGGCCTCCTGCGTGTCCAGCGAGGCATTGAGCGATTGTGTCTCGGTGGAGACGCGGACGTAGACGGCGGCGCGGGTCATGGCTAGAGACGCCGGCGGACGACGCCGGCGAGCTCGGCGGCGCGGCCGGGCGGCAGGATGCGCTCGATCTCCATGTCACCGCCGGAGGATGCGAGCGTGACGGCGCCGTGGACCCTGCCGACCTGTGACGAGACAGACGTGATCCGGCTGTACGGCACGTCGTGGACCGCGAGCTTCTTGCCGAAGATCCCGCCAGTCTCATTCAGCGCGATGACCCGCCGGTCGGTGACGAGAATCAGGCTGTTGCCGGCGCCCTCGTAGGAGCCGACCGCCAGCAGCTCGACCTCCTCGCCGTCGTCGAGGATCTCGCCGGCACGTTTCAGCTCGGCCTTCACGCTGAAGCGCTCGGCGCGTCCGAGCACCGTCTCCGCCAGCTTCTGTACGTCTGTCATGGATGTGGTCTCCTCTGCTATCCGCGTCCGTCCGTGACGACCACGCCGCGTTCGTCCTGCAGCTCTCGGAGCCGCCGCCGTGCCGTCGCGATCTGCCGCTCGGCTTCTTCCAGCCCGCGCGCCACGTCGTGCACAACGGCGGTCTCGTGCATCTCCCGAAACCGTGTCGCGTCGTCCGGGTCGAGGTAACCGGCGGCAATGAGGAGGTCGGCCGGCGAGACCTGCAGGACCTCAGCAACACGACGCAGCACATCTGGGTCTGGAAACGACTTCCGCTTATCGTTCACGATGCCCGACATTGTGGTCGCATGTACGTCTGCGTCGAGCGCTAGCGCGGTCTGCTGCATGCCGAGCTCCGCCAACCGTTGCCGGATGAACGAGCCGAGCGTCATCCCCCTGCCCCTCTCCGATTCGCCATTCCCTCAGCCTCAGCCTAACGAGAATTACGAATCTGTCGATCACGTATTGCAATGCGGGACATGGCATGTTAGGATTCACGTATCAAGAATTCACCGTTCATGAATCGAGAACGAATGGCGATGCAGCGGCCCACAGAACTCGACCACACAGTCTCGTTCCGTGTGCGCGCGTCTGACCGGGAAGCGCTTCAACGCTTGGTCGATATGGGCATCTACGCGTCGCCGTCGCACGCATTCCGGCGCGCCATTCAGGTGCTGTTGGCGATGCACGGGATCTCGGCGCACGAGGCCACGAACGAGACCGAGCGTGTGGCATGACCGAGCGGACTGGCACAGCGATTACCGAGACCCCGGTCCAGCCCCTGCCGCCCGAGGTGACCGAGCACCCGGCCTGGCGCGCCATCTGGCAGAAGCTACTCGGCCCGACACCCGACGAGCTGGACACCGGCCGCAGCGACACCGGCGATGACGCGGATCGGGACGTCGCATGAACACCGCATCCATCACCCCCTCCATCCCCATCCCTTTCCCCGGAGCGGCTGACCCCCGCTCCACGACTCCGCTGGGACCGGACGCCCGCCACCCGGGCCGTCCGGCCCAGCCCGCAGCGCCGGAGCGCCCCTTCGCCGGGCGTGTTCGGGCGCTGCGTGCTGGGCGTCCCCCACGCGCTCAGCGGTTCTCTACCCCTTCCCTGCTGGCGGCGACGGATGGACCCCCGTCGCCGTCAGCGACCAGCCGATCGGTGGACGGGGCTCGGCAACTGGCCCCCAACGGGACACGAGCGGCGTTGATACGGACGCGGCGCGGTCTCCACTGTCCTGTGCTGATCGGCTGGTCGCTGGCGCGTGCCGGCATGGTGGCGCTCCTCTCTGCGACCGACTGTCGCACGAGACCGGGGGCGCCGAAACGTTTTCGCGATCGGAGGGACCAATGGGATTGCGTGGGCCGCAGCCGCGATTGGCGGATGTGGCTCTGGAGAGCGCTGAGGATGTGGTGGCCGTGCTCAGTCGAGCACTCAACCGCGCACGCGAGCGGCGCGTCGCGGAGTCGATCACGCTGCCCGAGGCGGACGAGATCCTCGCCGACCTCGAGCGAGCAATGAGTGAGGCAATCGAAGCGTGCGAGGACATCGAGCGCGCGTCGGTCGGCGAGCTGATCGCCGCGTCATGGCTGACGGGTGGGCCAAGCCCGCACCTGACGCGCCGGGCGCTGGCGCTCGGCCTCAACGTCGGCGGGCTGCGGCTCGTGGTGCGCAACGGCGAGGCGCGAGACGCAGCCTAGCCGCTGCTGTGAACAGCGGCTGAGGCGATGCAGTTGTGTCTGGAACTGAGAACAGGATAGCACACGATATGACAGCCAACACCTTCTGGGAAACACCCAAGCCCCACTACCAGCTGCACCGCGAGGACGACGCGCTGGCGTTCGCGCAACGCATGGCGGCGCTCCGCAACGAGGCAATCGCGGTCGTCGAGGTGCCGGGCCTGATGGACGGGCCGCGCCCGTACACCGGTCACGACGCCATGACCTACTCCTTCGCGCTGGCCATGCTGGTCGAGCCGGAGCGCATCGTTCGCTGGGTGTACCCGGCCTCGTGGCCGCGCCGGCGTGACGCGGACATCACCCGCGATTACACCGCCGACCTGGCCGCGCGCCGGGAGCGAGAGGCGGTGGCGGCGTGATCCGGTCTACCACCTGCCTGCGCTGCCGACGCCCGCTGACGAACCCTGCCTCGCAGGAGCACGGCATGGGGCCAGTCTGCTGGTCGAAACAGCGGGCCGACAACGACCGCCGCGCCGAGACCGGCGGGATGATCGTCGACCTGCCGTTCGATGGGGTGTCGATGGATATCCGCTGCGAGCGGCGCGGCAACACGATCCACGTCAACATCCCGCAGCACGTCGTCCACCACAGCCCCGACGGGTTCGAGTGGGGCTACGGCGGCTCGGGGCCGGCCGACTTCGCGCTCAACATCCTCGACCTGTTCGCGCCGTCCGTCCTGTGGGACAGCGAGCCGGTCGAGTGCTTCCGAGGGCGTTGCAGCCAGTTCGCGTGGGATCACCACCAGGAGTTCAAGCGCGAGTTTATCGCCACGCTACCGCGCGATGGCGGCGTCATCCACGGTGACACGATCCGCAGCTGGATCAACATCGTGCGCGGTGGGCAGCTCGTGCAGTGCTTCATGGAGGTGCTGGCATGAGCGAGCAGCAATGGCGGCTGCGCATCGGGCGGGGCCGGCCACCGATGAGAGAGACGACGTTCTGGTCGCCGTCACAGCACGCGGCACGGAACCTCGCGGCCGTCGAGGCCAATGGACGCCCGTTCATGCTGGAGCCCATCTGCCCGCACTGCGACCGCGTGATCGAGGCCGGTTCACCGCTCGGAGACGACGGGCGCTACTGTCACCCGGCGTGCATGCATGCGGCGGTGCGGCCATGAGAACTGAACAGGACGCCAAGTATCTCGTCAGGGTCTTCGCCGACGACATCCGCACATGCACCGGCCACAAGCCGAGCCACCGTCGGATGGCGCATCTCGACGGAGCGTGGATGGGCACCCGAACGCAGCGGTATTACGCCTTCCGCCTGTTCAGTGATCGCCAGCCATGCGACATCGAGATGCCGGGAGAGAACACCGCCTTCATCCGGCCGCTGCTGAACCAGCCGATCCCCGAGAGTCATCGCATGAACTTCGAGCCGGTCTATGTCTACGGGCGGCCGATGGGGTGGTGGGACGCGGTTCGGAAAGCGGCAGAGCTACTTGGCTACCACACAACATCGGATGCGGCGGTACGGGAGGCCCGCAATGGCTGACCGTGACGAGCTGCTCTCCGAGATGCCGGCGCCGGACCGCCACGAGCACGCGACCGCAGAGGACGCGGCGCGGTCGCTGGCCGACCGCTACGAGTGCCGCAAGCCGACGCTCGACAGCCTGCCCCCGAGGATCTTCCCGGCCGTCAGCGGCGGGAGTGATTCACCACCGCCACGCCGGCCGGTCGCGACGGGGCTACCCGACCCGGACTATCGCGGTGGCGCGATGGTGCCGATCGAGTACGTCATGGCCGAAGGCTCGGATGCCAGCGGCCGCGAGATGGTGCACTCCGTCGTGCGCCGGAACGGCCACCGCTGGGAGGCGGCGCTGCAGGCGATCCCTGCGGAATCGAGCGCGGATTATTCCAACTCGTATTCCTGGGTTACGGAATCCGGAATTCCGGACACGTCGCCGGCGCCACGCATCGAGCCGACCGAGTCCTTCGTCAACGCACCGAGCCAATCGAGCGTGCGCGAGAGCGCGTTGCTGGTTGCTTTCGTCGTGCTGCTGGTCGCGTCCCTCGTCTGGGGCGCGGCCGGCATGCCGCTGTGAGGGCTGCTATGTCGCAGCAGACATTCGATCCGACCCGCTATCTGACGAAGGTTAGCGGGCGCGATTATCTCGAAGTCAAGTGGCGGCTGGTCTGGTTGCGCTCGGTGCACCCGGACGCGCAGGTCGAGACCGAGCTCGTCGAGCATCGCAACAACATGGCGGTCTTTCGCGCTCGGGTGACAGTCCCGAGCGGTGCTTCGGGCACGGGCTGGGGCAGCGAGGGCACCGACGACTTTGGCGACTATCTGGAGAAGGCCGAGACGAAGGCACTCGGCAGAGCGCTGGCCGCGCTGGGCTTCGGCACGCAGTTCTGCTGGGACTTCGACTTCGGCGCCGAGCAACAGCGAACCGTTGACGGGGCGGTAGACGTCCGTGGCAGTACCCGGCGCCCCGCATCATCAAATGCCCGTCAAATGCCGGAACGACCGGCAGGACGCGGCAACGGGCCGTCTGGCGGGCGTATCAGCGAGCGGCAGATCAAGTACGTCCACGTCCTCGCCCGCGAGGCCGGCTGGGAGCGTGACGACGTCCACAACGCCGCGGTCTGGTTCTATGGCGTCGATCACACCGACGAGCTGACCAGTGAGCAGGCCCGAGAGTTCATCGACTGGCTGCAGCAGAAGCCGCCCCGTCCCGTGCATCCCGACCAGCAGCCGCTGGACATGGGTAGCTCGATCGAGGTCGAGGGACGCCAGGTCGATCCCGCGACGGGCGAGGTGTTGCCGCCCAACGGCGATGCCGAGAACGGCTACTGGGATCTCGACGGCTCACTCCTGCCCCCGGCCGTGACGGGCGATCCGTCGCAGGACGTCCGCGCCGTCGAGGCGGCGGCGTCCGAGGCGTGGATGGCCTCGCAGATCGAGGAGCTCGCGGCGTTCGTCCGGCACCACGACATCGGCGACGACACGCTGCTGGCCGGGCTGCGCGAGCGGCACCGGGAACTGGCAGCCAAGAAGCGGTAGCGACGGACCGGCTGGTGGCTTCGGCTGCCGGCCGGTCATCGTGCGGGATGGGGATACATGGCTGACAGATTGGTCACGGCGCCGTAATGGTCTGGGCTCGGTTCGACGATCAGTACCCTGACCACCCGAAGGTCATCGAGGCGGGGCCGCTGGCAGCGTGGCTGAACGTCTGCGCGATCTGCTACTCGTCGCGCTACCTGACGGACGGCTTCGTGCCAGCCGGACAGGTCCGCAAACTGGCCGACCTCGAGGATGCAATGCAGCTTGCCGAGCGGCTGGTCGCGGCCGGCCTCTGGGAGCGCGTTCCCGGTGGCTTCCTCGTCCATGACTACCTCGAGTACAACCCGTCCCGCGAGAAGGTGAACGCCGAACGTGAGGCCGCACGTCGCCGGATGAACAGCAGACGTTCGCCTGATGTTCGGCTGAACTTCTCCCGAACATCAGGCGAAGTTCCAACCACGTTCAACGACCCCGTACCCGTACCCGTACCCGTACCCGTACCTACTCCCGAACCGGAGGTTTTCGCTCCTTCGGAGCGCGGCGAAACGCCGCCGAAACCGAAGCGGAAGGTGAGCGAGAACAACCGCTCGTGGCCGGTATGGGAACGCTTCTGTGCCGTCATTGGCGCCGACCCGGCGACGCATCCCGGCAAGGGCCGCGCGATGGGCGTTATCGACGGTCTCCTCAAGGACGGCTACGCGGTCGACGACATCATCGGCTGTGCCGCGTGGCTCAGGACGGACGACTTCGAGCGCAAGCGGCTCGACCTCATCAGCGTCCGGCGCCGCATCGACGGATACATCAACGATGGCCGGCCGACAGCCGACGCCGGCGAGATTGACGATGACGAGTTCCACGCATACCTGAGAGGTCCGATCATCAATGGCCACCACGCACGTACCGCCGACTGACCTGCCGATTGACTTACAGACCGACCCCGCGCTCGAGCGGGCGGTGATCGGCGCCGTCCTCTGCAACCCGCCGTACATCACCCCGCTCATGCGGATTGTCTCACCCGACGACTTCAGCACCGAGGCGCACCGCATCATCTGGCAGACGATGTGCGACCTCGGCAAGGCCGGTACGCCGCCGGACCTGACGCTGATGAACGCGGAGTTACTGCGCCGTGAGGCGACCGGCGCCGTCGCCAGCGAACACCTGCTCTACCTGGCCGACCTCATCATCGAGGTCGAATATCCGACCTACGCCAACTTCTACGCCGAGCGCGTGGCCGACCTGGCCGAGCAGCGGCGACTCTACCAGCAGGTGAGCGCCAGCCTGACGTCGTACCACCGGGGCGACGCGACGGCCGACCAGCTCATCGATGAGTTGCCGTCCATGCTGCGCGACGCGCGGCGGGTTCGGCGCGACGGCGCGTATATCCACCTGTCCGACGTCGGCGACGACGTGTACGGCCCGTTCGTGCCGCGCGCGTTCTTCGGCGGGCAGTTCGCGGACCTCGACGCGCTGGTCGGCGGCATCGAGAACGGGCAGATGATCGCGGTCGGCGCCCGCCCGTCGGTCGGCAAGACCGCGTTTCTGCTGCAGTCGCTCTGGCAGGTGGCAGCCAACCAGGGGACGCCGGTCGGCATCGTCTCGCTCGAGATGCCGAGCCGGTCGCTCAGGACGCGGCTGCTGGCCTACCTGTCGGGCGTCGATATCGCGGCGATGAAGCGTGACCGGCGCCGGCCGAACGGCTTCGAGCAATCCGCGCTGGATGAGGCGCGCGACGAGATTCGCATGACGCCGATCTTCGTCGACGAGGAACCGCGCCGGACGATCGACAGCATCGCCGCCCGCATCCGCGCCATGCACGCCGAGCAGGGCGTCGGCATCGTCGGCATCGACTACCTGCAGCTCATGGTGCAGGACTCGAAGGCCGAGAACCGCGCGCAGGAGCTGTCGCGTATCAGCGCGACGGTGAAGCAACTGGCGATGGAACTCGACATTCCGATTATCTGCCTTGCGCAACTGAACCGCGGCATCGAATCGCGACACGACCCGGCGCCGAAGCTCTCCGACTTCAAGGACTCCGGCAGCATCGAGCAGGACGCGGATGTCGCGATCATGTTGCACCGCGACGAGCGGTTCAAGAAGCGCGTGCTCGGCGACTTCGCCGACACGAGCCCGCGCACCTTCGTGCGGTTCGGCGTCGAGAAGAACCGCAACGGCGCCACTGGCAAGGCCATGCTCGAGTACGTCGGCTACCAGACCAAGTTTCTGACACTTGACGCCGACCTCCGGCGACAACTGCGGGAGAGTGACTGATGAGTTGCCAGCCCTTCGTTCGGATCGTTCGCGGCGACTGCGAGGGCATGACCGGGACAGTGATCGCCCACAACGGTGCCTGGGTGGTGGTGTGGCTGACCTGCACCGGGCAGACCGTCTCAGTGCCACGCGGCGACGTGGTCCCACACGACGGCCGGCGTCGAACGTGGCCGGCGAGCCAGAACGCGATCTATCGAGACGAGCCGCACGCGGCATGACGACACGAGAGGATGCCCTGATGGCTGACACGACGTTCATCGACCAGGTGATCGACTTCGCGGTGGAGGCGGTGGAGGAGCGACCGCTGAACGAGGTCAAGCGCGAGGTCTGGCCGCTGACGCCGCCGGAGCCTGCCGCGTTCATCGGGCCGGACGACGAAACGATCGAGTACCAGCCGGCGCCGAACCTGGCGCGGCGGGCCGCGCAGCTCATCGAGGACTACCCGGAGCTGGCGCACGTCCAGGGGCTCGAGGTCCGCTTCCTCTGGCGCGGCTCCGGCGGCACATCGGCCGGCAAGCGCGTGCTCGGCAAGTGCTCGAAGATCTCCGGCGCCGCGCGCTACTTCTCGGCTGAGGAGACCGGCGTTCCAGCCGACGTGCTGATCTGGCTGGCTGCCGACCACCTGCAGCACGCGACCGACCGCGGCATCGAGGCGGTGCTGTACCACGAGCTGTGCTTCCCGGCGGGCGTGTCCGTTACCGGGCCGCGCGTCGATTCGTCATCGGTCCGCTGGTATGCCGGGAAGATGGTCGAGATCCGCACTGCCTCGGGCCACTTCCTTGCCGGTACCCCGAATCATCCGATACTGACGGACCGGGGCTGGGTGCCGCTGGGCTTCCTCCACGTAGGCGACCACGTAGTCAGCAGCGGCCGGCCGGAGCGGGTAGCTCTTGCGGTGGACCCAGACGAATATCAGGTCCCAGCCACGATCGAACAGGTAGCGCGTTCGGGCCTCGTGCCGCTTCGACTTGTGCCACCAGCCGCCAAGAATCTCAACGCCCACGTTCCCGATCGCGAGGTCGATGTTGTACTTGCCGACCGCGAGCTGTGGAATCGGGTCGAGGCCGCGGGCCTGAAGCATATGCATCATCTCGACCTCGTTGCCGGAAACGCTCGTCCCGCGTTGCTGCCGCGCCAGCGCCGCCTTCGTCAGCGCTTCGTCGGTATGCCGCTGACCGCGCCAATTGCGAACCATGGCTTCAGCATGGGCGGACCGCTCTTCCGGCGTCATCCGCTGCATTCGCAGCGACTGTGCAGCCGCGTTGGAGCGGATCGGTACGCTGGCATTAACCAGCATGCGACGGATGACATCCACGCTGACCGACCATTTGGCGGCGAGACTGACCTGCGATTCGCCGCTGAGATAATCGCGGATGACGCTTTCGGCGTCGATGTCCGTGCGCGTGTAGACCACCGGCTGCCAGCGGTGGCTGTCGCGGGCGGAGCGTATCGGGACATCGGCGTCCCGGAGGATTCGACGGATTGGTCCATCGCTGGCGCCGACCGCTTGCGCGATCGTCTTGAGCGACTGCCCGGAGAGGTAGCGCTGGACAATATCGTCTCGGTCGAGGTCCGTCCGTTCCGTGGGCATGTGTACAACCTCCAGACATCCGAGGGCTGGTATCTCGCCAATGGAATTATAGCGCATAACTGTCACATCGGCTGGGACGACGAGAAGGACAAGCTTGTCATCAACGCCCACGACGTCGAGGGCTTCGTCCGCGAGATCGAGCGTTACGGGCTCCACACCGGCGACCTCCGGCGCACCGAGCAGGCGATGCGTCAGTTGCGGCTCGGCGAGACGGGCGGTGCCTGATGAGCATCCCCCGCTCCGTCCTGCTGTCCGAGTTGCGCCGCTACGCCAACCAGTGCGAGGCGGATGCACAGCGCGCCCGCGTCATCGCCGACGAGGCGTGGCGGCAGTGGCGGCAGGCGCTCGACGACGAGCGTGAGGACGCACTGATCGTCGGCGAGCAACAGTGGCACGAGCGGATCGCGCGCTCGCGACAGCGCATCGCTGAGATCCTGGGGGCACGGCGATGACGATCGCGGACTACCACGCGGCTGTGGCGCGAGAGATGAGCGAGAAGGACCTCTCGCAGCTGATCGTCGATCAGGCGCGGGCGCTAGGTTGGCTGGTTTACCGGACGTGGAACTCCCAGCACTCGCCGGCTGGTTTTCCAGACCTCGTGCTGGTGCGCGGCGATGTCCTGATCGTCGCCGAGCTCAAGCGCGAGATCGGATATGAGGTCTCGCCGGCACAGGAACGCTGGCTGTCCGCGCTGGCCGCGGTCGCGCGAGCCTACGTCTGGCACCCACGACACTGGCTCTCGGGTGAGATTGAGGCCGTCCTGCGAGGTGCGTCGTGAACGCGCGTCGCGGTGCGGTGCGGCGGTTCCGGCGTCACGAGTCGGGCTGGGCCGAGGACTGCGGCCAGCCGGTCGAGTGGCTGCTGATCGTGGAAAACGACGACTGGCATACGGCGATCGCGCGGGGCGACCGGGCGGAGATCGAACGCATCTACCGGAGCATGTTCCCGAAGGTCGCAGGACTACGAATCGAGGCGGCATGAGCGAGGCGGACGTGACGATCGAGCTGACACTGGCGAGCAACGTCGGGATGTACGGGCGGGACCAGATCGGGCGGCGCTGGATGAAATGGCAGCGCGGCCGGCTGGGGTCTGCCGATCCCGCCACTCCAGAGACGTGCGCGATCTGTGGCGCGGCGATCACGGCGGGCTACGTCTCCGACTTTCGCGACGGTGGCCGGTTCGTCTGCGCCGAGCATGTGATCTGGGAGGGCCGATGACCGAACGGGAGTACGTGCTGCAGCTGCTGGTGCGTCAGGCACGACAGTACGCAGATTGGCACGGCATCACGCGAGTAGCCGCGCTGACGCGCTACCTGACGGACGACCTCGCCCGCGGCATGGTGGGTGGCAGTGGGCCGGCGAGCGGCGAGAGGCCTGCCTATCGCTTCGCCTGCGGTCGCCAGGGCATCTGGGTCGGCGACGGCTGCTATCTGCTGGACGAGCGCGGCGAGGTGTCGATCCGCTGGCGTGAGGTCGCTGAGATTGCGCTGCATGCGCCACGGCAGGCGGTGTTGCTGTGACACGGACACGGGCGATCGCCTGGGCGCTGATCGGTTGCCTGACGGATCCGTTCTGGCGCCGGACGCGCTGGCGCTGGCCGAGGGCTGCATCGGCTATCGCGTGGTCGGAGGCGGGCGATGACGCTCAACCTGCAACCCATCACGCAGTCGGAGGCGTTCGCGTTCATCCGGCGCCATCACCGCCATCACGAGCCGCCGCAGGGCTGGCTGTTCGGGGTTGCAGTCAACAACGGCCAGCAGGTTGTCGGCGTAGCAACGATCGGCCGGCCGGTCGCGCGTGGCCTGCAGGATGGCTACACGGCCGAGGTGACGCGCTGCTGTACCGACGGCACACCGCACGTCGCGTCGAAGCTCTACGCGGCGGCGTGGCGCGCCGCACGGGCGCTCGGCTATCGGCGCCTCGTCACCTACACGCTCGTCGAGGAGTCCGGCACGTCGCTGCGTGCAGCTGGCTGGCGACCGCTCTACCAGACGCGGGGCGGGTCGTGGTCATGTCCATCGCGCCCGCGCGTCGATACGCACCCGCTCGGCCAGAAAACACTCTGGGAGGCGGCGCGATGACCACGAATGCGCGTAGGACGCGCCAGAGTACGCCGATACGCGATGAGAATGCCCCTGAGAGCGTCCAGAATCGCGCAGGGCGCGCGAACGGCCTACGCCACGACGCAGAGCGCACAGGGCGAAATAGAGCGTCAGACGGTCGTCATCTCGATACCGGGTCGGACGCTCGGGGCGAATCAGGTCGCGGGCCTGCACTGGAATGGCTGGGCGACGGGTATGGCTGGTGAGAAGGCGCGGCTGCACACGGTCAAACGTGACTGGATGGAGGCGGCGTACTGGGCGTGGGTCGAGGCGGGCCGGCCGCGGTTCCCGCGTGGCGCGTCGGTGTTCATCCGTGCCGTGTTCGGCACCGGCAATCGGCGCGACGCCAGCAACTACGCCGGCGCCGGGTCGGTGAAGTGGGTACTGGACGCGCTGACCGACTGCGAGTGCTGGCCGGACGACTCGCAGCGCTACCTCGATGTTGCGGGCGTCGAGACGGTCTACCGGCGCGGCGAGTGGGCCATCGAGGTCGAGATCACGGAACGGAGCGAGGCATGACCATGACAGCGTTTGGTGCGTATCTGCGGCAGTGCCGTGAGGCTGCCGGATTGACACAGGCGGAACTGGCGACGCGGGCCGGGGTTGACCACACCTATGTGTCCAAGATCGAGCACGGTCAGAATCCAGTGCCATCACTGGCGTTGCTGCGCGCGTTCGCGGCGACGCTCGGCGTCGAGTATGACGCGATGTGTCGCGCAGCCGGTCGCGTGCCCACCGAGATGACGCGCGTTGAGTTAGAGGGCGAATGGTGGCGGCTACGTGATTTGGTCGAGTTTGCGCTCGCGTTCCGCGATGCGCGGGTGCGGTACGGCACCGACGAGGTGCATCACCGGGCCGAGGACTGGCAACGGTTCGATCGCGCGTTCGATGACGTGGAATGGCAAGCGCCTGCCGATCAGGCGGCGCGACGAATGGAGACCGGGACATGAAGCTCGTCCTCGTTTCGCACGCTGCGGGCTGCCAGCACGACACGGTCGTCGTTCACGGCGACACGATACGAGTCTGCGCCGAGACCGTCTGTGCGCACGAGTGGTCAGACTGGACGCACTGGCCGGTCGGGCATGGCCCGCAGCCGTCCGGCGCGTGGGCGTGGCGGCAATGCCGCCACTGCCAGGACGTCACCGTGCGGGACTTCTCGCGGCAGGCCGACGAGGAGTTTCGGTCATGACGACGCGACTGTGGGCGCTGGCCGGGATGGCGCTGTGCGAGCTCTCCTGGCGCACGCACTGGGCGTGGGCCTGGCGTATGGAGGACGCGGTGTACCGGCGGCATCAGGCCGCGCAGATCGAGCGGGAACGGAGCGGCGGATGAACGGACAGGGCGTGATGCTCGGCCTGCTGCTGGCGTGGCTGCTGGGTGTCGTTGGCGGGACGATGGCGGGCTGGCTACTGCGGGCCTGGCACGGCGAGATGAGAGGACGGTGACGAGGATGGCGAACACGGCGACGGTCAACGGACTGACGGTCACATTCAGACGCGAGGGCGCTGGACGATACCTCGTGGTCGCTGAGAATGCGGGCATTGATGGGGCGTTGTTCGCGCTCGGGACGCTGTATCGCAATGACGATGACGGGAGCTGGTCGCCGGACGGGTCGCGAGTCCGCTACAACACGCGAGCCGATGCGGCTGGTCCGATGGTCGATTCGTGGCGGCGCTGGATGCGCGGTGACGCATGACGCAACCCTGTCGGCATCGTTGGGGCGCGTGGTCGCCGGCCTGGCACGAGCCGGGGCACGGCTGGTGGCGCAAACGCACCTGCCACGACTGCGGCGACGAGGAGCATGGGCGCGATACGGCAGTGCCGGTGGGTCGCGACGGCGAGGCGGTGCGGACTATCCCGCAGCCACGACCGGGCGCGGCAGCATCGGGAGGGGACAGTGACGCATGACGAGAATCACGATCTGTGACGGATGTGGGAAGCCGATCGAGCAGCCGCGTCGTGTCAATCTGGACGTCCCGCGCGACGATCGTCCCGGGTTCGACTATCTGCATTTCCACCATGCCGGCTGTCTCCGGCACTATCTGGGCGGCGACTGGCCGAAGCCCGGAGTCTGGTTGCTGGAGGAATTCCCAGGCGGTTATCGGCGTGGCTGGACGCAGCTCGGTCTGGTCCCGGATCCGATGACGCGCGCCGCGGTCGAGCGATACCGCGCCCGGATGGTCGTCGCGGTCGCTGACCTGCTGGCGGAGCATTCGGGCGCGCCTGATGAGGGTGCGATCGTTGACGCGGTCATGGGCGTGTTTGAGGCGGAGGACGGCGCATGAGCGCGACGCTCTACAAGACCCTCCGTCCTGGCCGGCTGCCGGCCTTCGGCGGCGTGGGGCGTTGGCCGGAGCCGGGCAAGTGGACTCCGCGAGTGATCCCGAACCGCTGCGTCTCCGGCTGGCACGTGTGCCCGGACCTCGCCGGCGTCATCCGCTGGGCGGCGCCGGAACTCTGGGAGGTCGAGATCGACGGCGCGACCTCCGGCGACCGTGACAAGATCGCCGCGGAGCGCGCCCGCCTGGTCCGGCGTATCGACGCCTGGACGCGGGAGATTCGCGACACGCTCCTGGCCGACATCGCCGCGCACGTCGAGCCACTGATCGATCCGGACATCGAGCAGCCGCGAGCGATCTTCCCTCCCGGGATCCTGCCACCCACCGGACGACCGGCCCCGGCGACGGTCTACGCGCGGCAGGCGATCCACTATGCGACAGGCCGCTACGTGAACATCAACGACTGGGCGGCGCTGATCCACGCTAGCCAGGACGCCATCTGGGCGCACGATGCAGCCGGGCATGGCGGCGGGGAGCGCGAGCGGGCACGTCAAGCGGCGGTCCTGGCAGGACTGCTCGGGATCGAGGAAGCGTGATGATCGGTTGGGTGACGCCGGGCGAGTGGGAATGGCGCGCCGCGTTGGCGGCGTCGGAGGCGGCGAGCTGGCGCGAGCGTACCGCGCTGGACGATCTTGTCGATGCCGCCGTTTCGCTGGCTGAGGCGTTTGCTCAGATCGGCCTTGCAGTCGCTGAGGCGTTTGCTGACGGGATCAAGACGGGCAGGCAGGACGCGTGATGGTACTGGCGCGACAGGAGGTCATCGTGGACGAGTCGTACTACACGCCGGACCGGGTCAGGGCGCTGCTCCGGCTCTACCCGTACCTCACCGACGCCAAGCCGCCGACCGACCCGGAACTGGCCGGCATCGCCCGCCGCGTCTTCGGCCCCGGCGGCTGGCGTGAGGAAGCGGCGGCGAAGCGGGCCGATATCTGGAACGCGATCGTCACGCTCGAACAGCGTGACTGGCGCGCAGCCTACGCGGTGCGTGCTCGCTTCGCGGTCGGCCTGTCGCTCAACGACATCGCCTCCTATGTCGCTCGCCACGATGGCCATCGCTACCACCACTCGACGATCGGCGCCTGGCTCGACGCGGGGATCGACTGGATGGCCCGCGACCTCGGATGGAGTGGCTGCGAGCCCGATCCGACATCGCGCTAACCATGCACCCGCAGGTTGTGGTATTCTGACTGTAGGATCCACGAACTGTGCACAGCCGTCCTTCGGGGCGGCTTTTCGTTTGCTCGGAGCTCGGCGCGTCGCGCGATGGCTCGCGTTGCGGCCGAGCCGTTCGCGCTCGTCCGACTCGCGACGACTCGCGCGACCGGGGCGGGTCGAAAGTCTGAGCCGAACGGCCACGCAGAACCCGCGCCCCATCGATTTTTTGCACGGGCAAGATGCCGATCCGTTTTCTTGGAGGCCCCATTTTGCGACGTTGTCTCGACTGCACGGCCACGATAGCCGGGGGCAGTCGCTGTCGCGCATGCCAGCGCCGGATCAATGCGCGCAAGAACGCGCGGCGGGCCGGGAGCGCGCCGGCGGTGCGGGTGGCGAAGCGGCGAGACGGCCGCTGTGTGCGCTGTGGCTCGGCGATGCAGCTCGAGGCGCATCACGTCGTGCCGGTCGCACGTGGCGGAGCTCACGATCCGTCGAATCTCGTGACGCTCTGTCGTGCGTGTCACCTGGCGGCGCATCATGGCCGGTAAGCCGCAGAAGCTGGCGTCGCTACGGATTGACCAGCGGCCGCAGCGCGCCCGTTCTGGCACCAGCGCGGTCGTTCGCGATACGAGTCGCCCAATCCCCATCCCGCCGGCCGGCCTGCGCAAGAGTGCGAAGGATGCCTGGCTGGCGTTCTGGCGTTCGCCGATGGCGACGCTGGTACAGGACGAGTCCGACATGGACGCGCTCAGGGATTGGGCGTTCTGCATCTCCGAGCGTGACCGTATCCAGCCGCTCGTCCGCAAGACGCCGTTGGTGCCGGGCAGCATGGGACAGATGGTGCTCAACCCACTCGCCGCGCTGGTGAAGGACTACACGCGGCGAATCGACCGCTACCGCGAGCAATTCGGCATGACGCCGCTGTCGCGCATGCGGCTTGGCATCGCCGTCGGCGAGGCGCACGACGTGCTGTCTGACCTGGCCGCGTCGCTTGGACCGGACGAGGCGGAGACGGTGCAGCTCGACGACTTCGACGGCGCGACCGTGATCGAGGTGTCGTCGTGACAGCCGTGCTGACTGCCAGCCCCTCGCCGGCGAGGGTGGTGAGCCGCGGCAACTTCGTCATTCGCTGGATCGAGGCTCACTGCCGGCATACGAAGGGGCGCTGGTACGGCAAGCCGTTCCGGCTGCTGGACTGGCAGAAGCGCTTCATCCTGCAGCTATTTACCGTCGATCCCGCGACCGACCTGCGACGCTACCGCGAGGCGATGCTGCTGGTGCCGAAGAAGAACGGCAAGACCGAGCTGGCCGGGGCGCTGGCGTGCTACTTCGCGGCGCAGGATCGCGAGCCGGCGCCGGAGGTGTTCTGCGCGGCGAACTCGGACGAGCAGGCGGACCTGGTGTTTGGCGCCGCCAAGACGATGTGCGAGATCTCGCCGACGCTCTCGCGGATCACCGAGCGGTTCGCCAAGGAGATCCACTTCCGGCGCGCGGACGGGACGGTCGGCAAGATCCACCGGCTCTCGGCGACGGTCGGGACGAACGACGGGCTCAACGTCAGCCACGCGATCTTCGACGAGCTCCACGAGTTCACGCCGACCAAGGGGGAGGCCATGTACAACGTCGTGACCAACGGCGTTGCGGCCCGGCTTGAGCCGCTGATCCTCGAGATCACGACAGCGGGATACGATCCGGACTCGCTGGAGTGGCGCAAGTACGAGTACGGCCGGCGCGTCGCGGCGGGCGAGATCGACGACCCGTCGTTCCTGTTCGCCTGCTACGAGGCGCCGGCGGGGATGGACTACCGGGATCTCGCGGCGTGGGAGGCGGCGAACCCGTCCTGGGGTGTGACGATCCTGCCGGCCTACGCTGACCAGCAGCTGCGCTCCAAGGCCGAGGGCATCGTCCGGCGCTACAACCTCAACCAGCATACCGAGACCGAGACGCTCTGGCTGCCGGCCGGTGCGTGGGATGCCTGTGCCGAGCCGGAGGTTGATCTGGACCCGGCGCTGCCGGCGATCGTCGCCTGGGACGCGGCGCGGAAGAGGGACGCGACGGCCGTCGTCGCGCTGCAGCGGCAGGGCGAGCGCGTCGTCTCGCGGGCACGCATCTGGGAGCGGCCGATCAACCCGGCCAACGGCCAGCCGGACGAGTCGTGGGTCACGCCGACGGCCGAGGTGATGGAGCACATCCGCTCGCTCTGGCGTGACTACGACCTGCGGGCGATCGGCTACGACCCGTGGGGCATCAAGGAGTCGGTTCAGGCCCTTGAGGGTGAAGGGCTGCCGATGGTCGAGGTGCCGCAGACGAACGCGCGGATGATCCCGGCCACCGAGTACCTGTACGAGCTGATCGTCGGCGGGGTGCTGGCGCACGACGGCGCGCCGGACTACGCGCGGCACATGCGCAACGCCGTCGCACGGGTGGTGCCGAACGGCATCCGGATCGACAAGATGAAGAGCCGCAAGCCGCAGGACGGCGCTGTTGCGACGGCGATCGCCGCCTATCTGCTGATGGGTGACGAGCCGGAGGAGGCGTCCGTCGAGCCGTCGTTCTGGGAGCTGACATGAACGATGTGACGGAGTTGGTCGGCATCATCATCGTCGCCGGCGCGGCGGTCGTGGCGCTCTGGCTTGTCTCGCCGTGGGCGGGGCTCATGCTGGCGGCGTTCGTTGGGCTGGGTCTCATCGGTGCGGCCAACCGGCAGGACGGTGAGCGATGACCATCGTGCGGTCGCTGCTCCGCCGCCAACCGGCAGCGACGACACTCACGGTGCGCGACGACATCATCACGAGCGACCGGCTCCTGGGCGCGTTCTCCGGGCTTGGCGGCGGCTCGGTCGTTCTCGACGCCGACTACACGGCGAGTTACGAGGAGATCGCGCGCCGCCAGCTCTGGGTCCGGGTTGCGGTCAACAAGCTGGCCTACGCGATCGGCCGGCTGCCGCTGAAGACGTACGGCCGGACTGACGGGAACGGCCGGGAGCGGTTGACCGAAGGCCCGCTTGCGGAGCTCCTGCGGCGGCCGAACGAATCGAAGGAGACCGGCCACGCGGTCGGCTTCAAGGCACGCCTTGCCTACGACCTGTTCGTCTATGGCAACGCGATCGTCGTCAAGGTGCAGCGCCGGCCGGACAGTGTCCCGGACCAGCTGGTGCCGGTGAGCCCTCGCGGCTGGTCCGTCCGTGACGGGATGTACATCCATACGCACCCGAGCTCGGGCGAGGAGCGCGAGTACGAACCCTGGCGGGTGATCCACATCCTCGAGCCAGGGCCGACGACGAGCGGCGTCGGCGTCTCGCGGCTCGAGGCGGCGCGGCTGACGCTGGCGATCGAATACGCCGCGCAACGGCTGGGCGTCGCCACGTTCCAGAACGGCGCACGACCGGGCGGGATCATCAACGTCAACGACCTGCCGACCGACCCCGGTGCACGCGCGGCTGTCGTGGAGCGATTCAAGGCGGAGGTCTTGACACGGCTGGGTGGCGTCAACCGGGCCGGCCTGCCGGCGGTCCTCGAGGGCAACGTCTCGTGGATGGCACTGGCCCACAACCTCGACGACTCCGCCGTCGTCGATCACCGGCAGTTGACGCGCGGCGAGGTGATGGCCCTGTACGACATCCCGCAGCCCGCAGCCGGCATTCTCGACGAAGCGAACTTCGCCTCGGTCGATGCGCTGCACCTGATGTTCTACCAGGACGGTCTGGGCTGGCCGATCAACCTGATCGAGGACGCGCTCTCCCAGCAGCTGATCGACGGGGTCCCGGAGTTCGCGGACCAGTTCGTCGAGTTCGACCTCAATGCGGTCATGCGCGGCGCGTTCTTCCAGCGCATGCAGGGGTACCAGATCGGGATCAACGGCCGGATCTTCACCCCGGACGAGGTCCGATCGTGGGAGAACCTGCCGCCGATGGCCGATAAGCAGCCGGACGCCGGTCTGTTGCAGTTCCCGCTCAACTACTCGGTATCGCCGGAGTTAGCCGGAGAGGAGGCGCCATGACGGCGGAGGCATTGTCGTACCCGCGCATTCGTCGCGCGATCGTGGAGACGCCGTGGGCGATCCTGCCGGCGAAGCTCGCGGACATCATGGACGTGATTGCGTTCCGTGCCGCCGGCGGCGTCCTGACGGCCGAGGAGATCGAGGCGCGACTTGGCGCCGTGACACCGCGGTCGCGACCGCAGCCCCGTGCGGACGTGGCGGTGATCCCGCTCGTCGGCACCATCTCGCATCGCATGGGGATGATGGCGCAATCGAGCGGCGGCACGAGCGTCGAGGCGTTCACCCGTGAGTTCCGCGCGGCGCTCGCCGATCCGCAGGTCGCCGCGATCGTGCTCGACGTCGACTCGCCAGGCGGGTCCGTGTCGGGTATCGACGAGATCTCGACGGAGATCTACCGGGCGCGCGGCATCAAGCCGATCACGGCGATCGCCAACACGATGATGGCCAGCGCCGCCTACTGGATCGCCAGTGCGGCCGACGAGCTGGCGATCACGCCCTCCGGCGAGGTCGGCAGTATCGGTGTGATCGCTGCCCACGAGGATCAAAGTGGACTCTACGACCGCATGGGCGTGAAGGTCTCGCTCGTCACGGCTGGCAAGTACAAGGCGGAGAACAACCCCTTCGAGCCGATGACCGAGGAGGGGCGCGCAGCGATTCAGGCGCGCGTCGACGAATCATACGTGCGGTTCACGCGGGCGGTGGCCCGCAACCGGGGCATCGCGGTTGACAGGGTGCGCAGCGAGTTTGGCGAGGGCCGGATGGTCGGCGCGCAGGAGGCGGTCCGGCGTGGCATGGCCGACCGTGTCGCGACCTTCGACGACGTCGTCACGTCGACTGGCCGGCGAGGCGCAAGCCAGCGTACCGCGGCGGTGGCTGCCGATGTTCCCTCTCTCACCTTCGAGGATCAGGCGGAGGCGGCGCTTACTGCCGTCCATGCCCTCCAGTCTCGTGTCGAGGCGCTTACTGCCTTGCGCGCGGGGCGACCGTCCCCCGTCGCGGCCGACAACGTGCCGCTGATCGAGGCCCATCGTGACGCCTATCTGGCGATCGCCAGCGCATATGACGCGCTGCTGGCGGCGGTGCCTCGCCCTGGCCGGGACCAGGCCACAACCGGGCTGCTGCTGGACTTCCTTGCGACGGAGGCCCGGCGCAATGGTGTTGAGCTCTAGAAAGGTTACCGAGATGGCATACCGAACCCTGGCGGAGAAGGAAGGCCGGCTGGCCCACCTTCGCGGCGAGTGGCAGACGCTGTGGGCGTCGAAGCCCGACCGCGATTTCAGCGACGATGAGGTGTCGTCGCTGCGACAGATGAACGACGAGATGACGGATCTCGGCGCCGCGATCGACCAGATGCGCGAGCTCGAGGCGATGTCGAAGAGTCACGATGCCGCCCCGGCCGGCCGGCCGATCGTGCCGAACGGCGACGGTGGTGGCGTGGCGAAGTCGCAGCAGCCGGCGCGGCTGCTCACGACGCGGGACGTGCTCGAGGCGAGCGCGCAGTACCAGGCGTTCCGCGAGCGGCGCGGCGGCACGGTCTCGTTCGAGTTCGGCCGTGATACCGTGCTCGGCTCGGCGTTCGACCCGGAGGTCGGGGCGACGCTGCTGACGCTGGCCGACATCAACGTCCCGGCGCAGCGGCTCCCGGGCATCGTGCCCATGGCGCTCGAGGAGCGCACGGTCGCCGATCTGATGCTGCCGGGCTCGACCGACGGCAACACGATCGAGTACTACGAGGAGACCACGTTCACCAACGCCGCGGCGGAAGTCGCCGAGGGCGGCACCAAGCCTGAGTCGGCGCTCGACTACACGCTGCGCACCGAGAGCGTGCGGAAGATCGCGACCTGGATTCCGGCGACCGACGAGCTGCTGTCGGACGTCGGCCAGCTGCGCTCGACGATCGAGGGCCGGCTAGTCTTCATGGTTCGCCGGCGCGAGGAGACGCAGCTGCTCGCCGGTGACGGCACGGCGCCGAACATCTCCGGCATCCTCGACCGCTCCGGCATTCAGACGCAGGCGAAGGGGACTGACCCGGTCCCCGATGCGGTCTACAAGGGCATGACGAAGGTCCGCGCGATCGGCTTTGCCGAGCCCACCGCGGCCGTGTTCCATCCGAACGACTGGCAGGATGTGCGGCTGCTTCGCACGGCCGACGGCCTGTACATCTGGGGTTCGCCGGCCGAGGCAGGTCCGGAGCGCATCTGGGGCCTGGACGTCCGCGTCACCACGGCCATGACCGAGAACACGGCGCTGGTCGGCGCCTTCCGGCCGTACGCGCAGATCTTCCGGCGCACCGGCATCACGGTCACGGCGTCGACCGAGCACTCGACGTTCTTCGTCGAGAACAAGGTCGCGATCCTGGCCGAGGAGCGGCTCGCGCTGGCGGTTTACCGGCCGGCCGCGTTCTGCACCATCACTGGCATCTAGCGCAGTACATCGTCTCGCAATGGAGCGACAAACGGCAGGCGATACCGCCTGCCGTTTGTGCTGCCTGGAAAGGGGCAGACATGGCAGTCATCTCGGGCGGCAAGGTCATCGAGGGGGCGCTCGTGCGGCCCGCCTCGGCTGCCTATGACGCAACGACTGGCAGCTACGGCCCGTTCGTCAATGCGGGCGCGCCGACCAATGGCGCCAGCGGCACGCAGTTCGGCGTCGCCGCGAAGGGCGCGCTGCTGATCGATTCGACCAACGCCAAGCTCTACATCAACACCGGGACGCTGGCCTCGCCGACCTGGACGGTGGTCGGGACACAGACGTAGCCGGCGCCTGCCTCAGCCCACGACACGATGACAGGAGGATCAGATGGCACGCGAGAAGGTCTACGTCGACAGCGCCGGCAAGGTTGTCCAGCCGGACGACCCGAGCGCGGCGTTCATCTACGACGCCGTGGACGCCAAGCGGCTTGGCTACGTCAAGCCGGAGAAGAAGGCGTCGGTGAAGAAGGCCGCTGAGGCTGACGCCGACGCGGGCGATAAGGACGAGTGCTCTCCGATGGTCGTCGAGTTCGAGCCGCAGAGCGAGCATATCCTGCGCGGTGCCGCTGCCACGCTCGAGGTCAGCTTCTACGTCGATGGCGTGGTGGCCGACCCCGGCGTGACGACCGTGTCCGTGACGCGGCTCGACGGCACGGCCATCGTCACTGGCGCCGCGACAAGTGGTGCCGGCGCGGCAGCGCGCACCTACGCGCTCGCCGCGGAGCACACCGCCGAGCTCGACGTCCTGACGGTCGCGTGGGACAGCGCGACCTACGGCACGGTCGAGCAGACGATCGAGATCGTCGGCGCCTTCCTGTTCACGTTGCGTGAGGCGCGTGCGTGGGACAGTGGCACGCTGGCGAACACCGCGACCTATCCGGCGATGGCGATCGAGGATGCACGCCAGGCGATCACCGACGAGTTCGAGCGCGTCGCCGGCGTGTCGTTCATTCCGCGTATCCGGCAGGCAACAGTCGACGGCGACGGGACGAGCGGCCTGTTTCTGCCGGACATCCGCGTTCGCGCGATCCGGCGCGTCGAGACCCTGGACCCGGCGACGCTCGCCTGGACGGCCTACACGGCCGGCGAGCTGGCGACCGTCGCACTGGCCGGCGTGGGCCGGATCAGCCTATCCACTGGTGCGTTCCCCGCTGGCCGGGCGAATGTCCAGGTGACGTACGAGACGGGCTATGACGCGCCGCCGGCGCCGGTGCGTGACGCGGCGCTCGCCTACCTGCGTTACCGGCTGGTCGGCGCCAACCTCCAGTCCCGGGCGATCTCGGCGACCAACGACTACGGCAGCGAGCAGTACTGGACACCGGGACTGTCGGGACGTGGGACGGCGATGAACCCGCTGCCGCACGTCGATATGGTGCTGCGCCAGTACGGCGAGCGCCGCCCGGTGATCGCATGACTACGACGACCCGCCGCGTCAATGAAGTCCTCGATGCGCTCGCCGGCCGGCTGGCGGCGCGCGCTGGGATGAACGGCGTGGCCCTGTTCAAGTTCGTCCAGCCGGCATCGCTGATGGAAGAGATCGGATCGTCGGTCACGCTGGCGGTTCGCATCACCGGCCGGCAGGAGTTCCCCTACGCCAGCAAGACGATCAAGCGGGACGAGTTCACCATTCAGGGCGAGATCATCGCGCTGGCGCCCGGCGCCGGTGATGACGCGGCCGAGGCGGCAATGGAGCAGGCCGAGACGTGGCTCGCCGAGATCGAGGACGAGCTGCGCGCCGACCCGACCCTCGGGCTGGGCAGCCGCGTCACGGCGCAGCTGACGGACTACGAGGACCTGTTCACCGGCAACACGCGCGGCCGCATTCACGGGCTGCGCTATTCGATCGATGTCCGCGTCGAAATGGTGAGTACGTAGGAGGCAGGCATGGCGACGATTCGCGTCAAGAACATCAGTGGCGTTACCCGTGAGGTGCCACTGCCGGGCGGCGGCTACGTCGTCGTGCCGGCCAACCATTCGCACGAGTTCGAGTCCACCCACGCGCGCAGCCTGCTGCAGCAGGACGAGGTCTGGCAGAAGTACGAGAGCCGGTCGACGGAGGCCCCGTCCAAGGCTGAGAAGAAGGACGGTGAGTGATGTCAATCGGCTCTGGGCTGGCGAGCCAGTTCGGCATAAAGGAGGAGACAGTCTACGGCACCCCCGTGACGGTCGACCGCTTTCTCGAGATCGAGTCCAGCAGCGTGGTGACGAAGGTCGGCAAGGTCGAGTCGCCGGTGCTGGGCTCGCAGTATCTCAAGGCGTCGCACGTCTCGACCTACGTCGCCGGCGCTGAGGGTGACGTCATCTGGCCGGTGATGTCCAAGGGGTTCGGGAAGCTCTTCAAGCAGCTCCTTGGGGCATCGTCCTCGGTGCAGGTCGGCGGGACCGCGGAGTGGGTCCACACGTTCACGCCGGACGCGGCTGGCGGCGCTGGGGTCTCGGCCACCGCACAGTTGGGCAAGCCTGCCGTAGACGGCACTGTCCACCCGTTCACGTATGAGGGCGGGAAGGTCACGGCGTGGGAGTTCGAGCTGAGCATCAATGAGGTGCTCAAGCTCACCGCGACGTGGGTCTTCGAGAACGTGCTGACGGCCACGCCGCTGGCCAGCCCGTCCTACCTGGCCGGCCGCGAGCAGTTCCTCTGGACCAACGCCACGCTGACCTGGGGCGGCACGACGATCTGCGTCCGCGAGTTCACGCTCAGTGGCGAGCGCTCGCTCGACACCGAGCGGTACTGCCTGGGCTCGACGTCGCGCAAGGAGCCAATCCTCAACGGCCTCTCCGAGATCAACATCGAGGCGACCGGGGAGTTCGCGTCGCTCGCCGCCTACAACGACTTCATCGCCGGCACGCAGCGCGAGCTGGTGCTGACGGTGACCGGCTCGCCGATCCCGACGGCAAGCAACCCGTACAAGATCGTCTTCACCATCGCGGCGGCCGAGCTGGTCGACCCGGGCGAGCCGGAGATCAGCGGCCCCGAGATCCTCGAGCAGCCGCTCAACTTCCGTGCACTGGATAACGGCACCGACCCGGTTATCCAGATCGACTACCACACGGACGACACGGCGATCTGAGATGGCCAATCCGGCGCAGCTCAAGGTCGAGGGCATGAAGGAGCTCCGCAAGGCGCTTCGCGACATGGCCAGCGATACCACCTGGCGGTCGGAGCTCCGCGAGGCGTACCGGGCGGTGTCCTCGCTCGTCGAGGGCGAGTCGCGAAGCCGTGCCGGCAGCGGCGGCTCGACCCTCGCCGGCACGGGCGCGTCGATGGGGTCGAAGGCCCTCGCCTCGATCCGCGGCAAGGGGACGACGACGGGCGCGCCGCTGAGGGGGGGCGTGGACGTTGCC